GTTTATTCCAGTTTTATATCAGTAAAACTGTGATCGTTGAGGCACACCGCCAATAAACAAATCAGGCAACACGTTAATTCGTTATGATAAAATAGTTGAGCCGGAGTTTACCACGGTAAATGAAAGCAAGATCTATGACCGATAATTTCGGTGGAGATCGAAGTCAGTGAATACGATCTTTGATGACTTCTATACTAGACTTATAGTGCAGTTGCCGGCACGTTCTATTAGTAACTAAATCTGAAAGGAAATTCAAATGGAGTTAGTATCATCATTTAAGCAGGCTGATGTCTCAAAGGTACTGGTTTTCAAAGCTAGTAACAACGGACATATTGTTGTACGCATAATAGGCACACCACACACACATGAATGCGTGCATTCTGTTGCGTACTTTGGGCTGGCCAATATGAGTACTGTTTACAAACAATGGCCTGATATGATCCAATACGAACCAAGCGCTGAAGACATGCTTTTCGCTAGTCGATGCGTTCAGGATGCAGCAACTGATTTCCGCGAAGCTCTAAATAAAGGAGAATTAATCGATTTATCAACATTAAGCGTTAGAACAGCCAATGTGCTGAAAGCTGGTGGCATATTGCACTTCTCAACATTGTACAACTACGGACGTGACGTAGTTTTCAAGATTCCAAACATGGGGAGGAAAAGTATGAAAGAGTTGGATGATTATTTAATCTCCACTGGTAGACCTAGTCTACTGGCGTAGGTGCATCCTTTTAGTTTAATATTTATTATTGTTAATACAGGATAAGACAATGGCAAAAGACCATACTAATAAGAAGCAAGATACCATAATTGCGATAGTCTCTCAGAAGTATCCTCGGCAACACGCTGCACCGTTAGTCGAACGGTTAATCCAGACATGTGACGCTTTAAGGTCACGTGGTCTAGTAAACCTAGCTTCTCAACTTGAATCGAGCTACTTCTCCGCTTATGAGAATGATGGCATTAATATTGAGTTACCAATTGTTATGGAGTTACGTAATGTTACAGAAGACATTCAAATTTGGCAATATTCGGATATCGGCGGATTCTGTTGTTCAGGCCTTAAGATCCCAGGGTTATCCACTCCTGTCAGCGCAGAATATCGTGCGCAGGTTATTGCAATCAATTCTTGTCGGTAATCGCACCGAAGAAGACGTTGATTATTTACTAACTAGACTACTTAATGCTGATGCTTATTATTTGGATCCTCCATCAGAGGAGTCCTTAATTGATAAAATTGCGTCAGATTTACTTAAATTACAGAAGGAGCAAAAGAATGGAACAACTAAATAACCGTCCTAACGCGTTCGTACTACCACGTGGTGCGACTTTGCCAGCAGGCTCACCGTTACGGACTATGACCGTCACCAATATGCGTGAACTGTGTAGCGCACTCGAGCATCATAACGATGCCGTTCCTGTGGCGATTGTATTCGACAACGTCGATCTATTGTCAGTTGCGATTAAACATCAAGATATTATTCCTTGGGTTCCATCCGCTTTGGTCGGTGCACCAAGTGGTGAATATGATGTGCTGTTTGACCAAGTCACATTCCCGATTGACAAGGTGTCGTATGACATTTTGGAACGCGAACTACGCGGTAAGCGCGAGAAACCAACAGATCGTGCCGCTCGTGACGTGGTTGAATCGGTTGATGCCGCATCAATACTTAAGCGTGTCGAAAGACCATCGAATCAATTCGGCCCATCCCCCGACGATATTGAGGAGGTCTGATCATTATGAAGAGAAGCCGTACGTTGCTTGAGAACGGCATTCCGCTTCCGACTGGTCGAGGAAACCAACTACTTTGGCGCTCTCGAAGTCCAGTGTGGGATAGGAAACCTCATTATGATGGTAATCTAATGCTACCTGGGATTAAATCCACGCAATCAGGTTACATTAACTTCTTAGATATGGTAAGTCGACAATGTAATAGCACCTTAAAATTCCTTCCAACGGAAGAAGGATTCGCTGGGACAAACGGTGTGACTGGATCCTTTGATCGTATTCGTACTATAAGTGGAGTAGGCATGACCCCGCTCACCTATATGCCACGTGATAACGATTCAATTGCTGTAGGCATGCGCTTACCGTCCGGCTTTATTAATCGTCGACATCAGCGTATATTTGAGGATTTGGCTGATCTAATGTGGGGTAGTGCAAAGCGTACTAACTTCCGCGTGCCGAAGGATTCGTCTAGTGGTTTCCCTTTCTTTACATCAGATTCCAAGGAGAAACTGCACTTAGTTAATCATGTATTAAAGCATTACGATGAGATACTGGAACTAGTAATTCGTGATGATCACGAGAAGCTAGCTAAGGAGCATGGATTTGTAATAGCTTACTACATGGGTACGAGAGGACAATCCGACGTGCCGGGTAAGGAGCGCCTAGTTAATGATTTCGAATACGCGAAAACTGGAGGTAAGTCTGGACGTCGGTTCGCCGCTGATAAAACAGTACGAATTGATGGTAAGGTGATCGAAGGTTTTAGTGCGATGCGCATGAGAACGGTTTGTGGCATGAGTTTAATGGCCAACATTCTAATCAATATCGTACAATACCCAGTTCGAGCTCATTACGCGCATGAATTTGCGTTTACATGGCACCATACCACGTCAGATGCGAAGGTCGATAAAGTACGTCGTTACAAGTACGCTGTTGACCTTGACGTAACTCAGTTTGATCAATCGTGTCAACTATGGGCTATGGATCATTGGCTTAAATGTATTAGCAAGTACTTAGCTCCATCAATGCTCGCTTTATACAAGAAAGCTCATCGCGCTCCATACTTTCAGCCAAGCGTCGATGGCACTCAACCCGGTCGTTGGATGGGTAATCCTTTGAAAGCAGGGGATTTCACTCTGAGTCCTGGTCTGATGTCTGGTATCGCTACAGTGTCCGACTACGGTAAGTTTATGATGGTATTTGCTTACTTATGTTGGATAGATGATGTAACCACTGATGTGTTAGAATTTGGTATCGGCAAGATACTGAAAGGTGAACACCCTAAATACGCTCTGCTAAATATGGGTGATGATTGCCGGTTATTACTGAATGACATACACTTGCGTAGCGTCTTATTAAACAAAATTAAGGAGGAAAACGCCTCAGATAAAGATAGAACGACTTATTATAAATTTGATGTTGAAGAAGGCGGCTCATTTATCGGTGACGTTATCATACGTCGCGATAACCAGTTAGAGCTAGTTCCATCAATAATCTCTTATTTAGATAAGTTCTTTGTCGCTGAACGTGGTATCGATTCAAAATTCAGGCGATTCTGGCCGCTAGGCTATTACGAACGTAAAGTTCTCTTTGGACGTGCTCCAGCGTACGATGAAGTTGAATCAATCGTTCAATGGGCTTGGAAGAAGAGCTTTCCTGAGTACACTAGTATCAATACTATCGTTGACAAATTTATCGACCAATCACGTATGGTTTTGCCAACAGCCGCTTCGGCGCTGGATGCACAAGCTATGCTTGATCCAGATAAAATTCACTATTCGATTAATCCCGATGATTTAAGCAAAGATACGCTAGAAGCTCTGGTGATGTCTATTCCTAAGGAAGAAATCGAACCAATTCTCAAAAACCTTTATTCAGGAGTAATATATGACTAATGAATCAGATCAATTTGATGTCATTAACGAAAGCGAGTTAATTCGCGATGCAAAACCTATAGTTGTGGATAAACCACCACTATATATTAAATTAGCTGGTAGCGCGTACCCAGCTGGCCGTCTTTCCGATGCTACCTATTCTAAGTTACCGAAACACGAATTTGCAAATAAACCAATTGTTGAGTTCGCGGACGGTAAGATTATGCTAGGACGTGGCGTTAATGTCTTACTTGGGATGGGCAGTACCGGCAAAACCACGTACATGAAAAGACTTGCCGCCATAACTGGATGGGATATGGTAAAGTTCTTTGAACCAGATCCTGATTCCGAGACCTCTCTCGATGAGCTGTGCGAGTTACTGCATAAGTTCATCAGTGCACCTTGGGACGAAGCAAAGCAAGGTCTCATTATTGATTCCTTCAAGGCAGTTGTCTACTCGAAGGGTAACCTGGGCAAGGGTGGTATCAATGCATCGGTGCATCAGGAATTAACCAACTTATCAGCAGCCGCGGCCAAAGCTGGCAAGATCATCGTAGCATCAGTCAACCTAACCACGAAAGATGAAGCAGTTTATCAAAGCTTCGACGAAGCTCTAGTTAGCAGTATAAATGGTGCGATTCTCTTCGAAACCGGTTACGTTACTAAATATCGCGTACGAGATTATGTATCAGGTGAGCGTCACGAGTTCAGCAATCATTGGGACGAGTACACCAACCAATCTGGTGATACCAGCGTCGGTCCGGAGTTTATCAATTCCTACACATCGAGCGCCAACGACGCGTTGGACAAGGCTTTAAATCAAGCAACTCGCCGCTTGGGTCGTGTAGACCAAGTACTACGTTAGTATTATTTAATT